AGATACCCTGTCTTGAGCTTGGCATCGAATCTGCTCAGCGGGTCGTAGGCGATACCTTGTCCAACTTGCACGCGATCAATGCGTTCACCATCCACCGTGACAGCATCCTTGTCTGGCCATACCAGATAGACATCTTGACCAAACATATCACCGGAAACGTGCCATTTCAGTTTCTTGCGTGCCATTTTATCGCTCTCCAAATTGCTGCATCATGAGCTTACATTAGCATCATCCTTAGATTTTTCAACCAGTAAATTGGCATGCACATACACCAATACAGCATACCCGTGGGCATGCGATTTCTTGAACTCATAGGCTTCGCCGTCCTCTTTCTGCCATATTTCCGAGGAAATGCTGGAAAAACCTCTTGTTTCACAACGCTGTTGCAGGTGTTTCTTGCCCGGACGTATCAGAGCTAGAAGCATTGCTATGTCAGATATGCTCTGCGGTTTGCATCTTGCACAGAGGTCGGCATAGTTGCCAAGATGGAACAGTTTGGCAACGAATTGGTGATCCTGGAAAACGTTCCAATCCAACGGTCTGGACATGAGATCCAAAAGATGCTGCTCATCCCTGACCATCTCATAGACACCCACATTCAGCATGTCGATCTTGAACAATCCGCGCGTCTCTGCAGCTTCATAATCCATGCTGCACAACCCAGTCACTGGGTCAATCGGTGCCNAATGGAAATACACACCAGTGTTATGTTTGGTTATCTTGCCATCGCGTATGATGCTGGCTGGCACATGCGGCATCGCAGCCAATGCCCTGTTCCTATCCGCGAAATCTATGTCAATGTCGCCACGCCCGTGCATCTAAGATATTACCTGCGATTGCGGACACTGTCAAGCTTGTTTTCAGCGACGCTGAATCTGGTACGCAGGCGCGTCATGTTATCGCTGCTGCCTTCAACCATCCTGCGCAATCTAGCGAGTTCATCCTTGGTGGAACGTAGTTCTGCTTCTAACCGATCAACTTTGCGGAACAGCATGGCCACGGGACCCAGAGGCTTTGGAGACTCGGTCTCAGACTCGTCTGCATACATATCAAAATCGTCCATCACAATCCTGCCTTCTTCAACGTATCGCGCACGAATGTCGTGCCTTCGGCATTGGTCTTGAAGCGCGATGACCACTGTGCCACAGGAGCAGTGCTGGCTATCATGCTTATCTGCTCTGGAGTGCAACGTGACAGTGCATCGTCAGCGCTCTTAGCATTATATAGCACCCACGGACTGATGCGTCCGGTCTGTATCCAGCGGGTGAGCTGATTGGTGTTGACCTCACGGAAGAATTCCGTCCACACATGCTCATGCTGCTGGCTCCATTCGCGCATGAGCACGATCGCGCGTTCCAGAGCCTGTTCTGGACTCTCAGTCCTCAGCAGATCCTTGACATATTCGGCATACACCACATCGTGCGTCCATTTGTCTATGGGAAGGTTGTTCTTGATCACGTAATCTATGAATCGTTCGGGTTCCGGCGCAGCAGTATCTAACAGATGGCGCGCGAACTTGCTGAACGCCAGATAGTATCTGCTGTCTATGAATTCCTTATAGGTCTTCTTGTTCTTCTTGCCAACCAAAGCGTTGTTGAGCTCATAGAAACGATACCATGCCATGAACGCTATTCGGCCCTGTGGCTGATCTTTCTGGAACCAACGCCGTTTCTTCTCACACACATGATTGATCAGATGCAATTCTTCGCTGAATTCTCGCTTGCAGAATTCACAGCGGCATTGCTTGGGTATTATCCTAAAGCTTTTTGGCATCGTCGACCAGATCCTTTATCTCAGCCTTGCTGAGTCCAGCGTCTTGGCCCAACTCCCGGAGGCTGTCGGCGTCGTGTTGCGATCTCAATATCGCTAGCTCTGTGTCATTGATGCCAGGATGCAAGGTACGCAGGAATTCGTCAATTATCCTGGTCTTGCTCTTGGCATTCTTGGCGCCAATGTAGGGCCTATACTGTTTCCTGCCCAGGCCCAGCAGGCAAAGCACTTTGTGCTGCAGCTCTGGATGCTTGCCCAGCGAGAAGAATCCAATGTTGCAGATATCATTGGTCATCATCACTGCGTATGCTTGATCCCTGCTCTGCGGACTGACGCTGCTCATATAACGCATGAGTATGAACGGGCTATAGCCCTTGCGTTCCTCGTCTGTCAATCTCTCATAGAAACCAAGATCCCTGGCATCCAATGCCTGTAACACTGCATCCAAGCTCAGTTTCTGTCCAGTACCATTCTTAGCTTTAGCCATGATGCATTATACACTGTGATAGTGGTTTCATCAACTGGTATGTTCTGTGATATAATACTGCCATGGGACGCCCGCTCACCGATAGATGGATAGGCACAGACACATCAGATACAGTCTTGTATCCACTGGTGCGTTTGTCTGGACGCGTCAACAGGGCTTTCATCCTGCGACAGATCGGCAGTGACAAGTTCATAGTTCAGTGTGCAGACAACGGCGAAATAGGTCAAGCACGCCTCACCAACACCGACGATCTTGCCCAAGATGGATTGATGTGCCTAAGATTCAGCGGACCAGCGTCGGGTTTCGTGAGTAGAATCAGCAATAATCGGCTCAAAGACTGGCATGGCAACCAATTTGATTGGAGCATATTATCAGCTAATGGTGCCACTGTCTATGTCTACGATAACAGCACCGAATGCCACGCGTCGACATAAATAATCGCGAAATCATTATGGGGCAACGGTGCCCCGTAGGCTTAGAACGCCAAGGAGAATACCATGGGACGCCCCCTCAAAAAGACATATTTCGGCAATATCAATCAGACAGGCCAAACCATCATCGGCAATGCATGGATCCAAGGTGATACCATGGCACGCCCAAGCTGGATATACAAGCAGCTGACCAGCAACAGCTATCAATGGCTGAGCGTGGATGGCACCGGACCAGCCACACCAGGTCAGGCTTTCCTGGTCAACGGTCCATGCACGGGTCCAGGACAGGCCAACATCGCAGTTTATCCATATGGTGGTGAAGGTGGCGGTGCCACTGCTGCCAATGCCAATCTAGGTGTGTATGGTGGTACGGTCATCGTAGCCAACACCGGCACAGTGTCGCAGGACTATGGTGTAGGCAACGTGCTCAGCTTGACTGGTGGTACCTACACAGGCAATCAACAGGCCAATGTCACCGTTACCAGCGTAAAGGTGGCTGCAGAATCAATAGCAGCAGCTGGTACAAGGTACAGCGTGGGAGATACGCTCACATTCAGCGGCGCAGGCTACACCACTCCGGTGGTGTTGACAGTCACTGTAGCCAACGGTACCGGTGGAATCACCGGCGTGAGCATCACCAATCCGGGTGTGTATACTGGTGCCGCATTGCCTGCTGATCCGGTTGCTTCCACCTCAAACGTTGCTGCCAACGTGGATGCCAACGGTGCTACGTTCAATTTTGGATGGGGTATCAACGCATTCAGCGTGGCTAATATCGGAGATTACACTGCATTGCCAGCCAACCCAGTGTCACTTAGCACTGGTGCAGGAGGCGGCACTGGCGCAACAATCAACGTCACCTACCAAGTGAGCAGCGTGCAGATCACCAACGGTGGCAGCGGATTCCAACCAGGAAACGAAGCAGGTGTCACATTCAGCACTGGCAATGCCGCTGCAGTTGGTGTGGTCAATGCTGCTGGTTCGGTTACCAGCGTCACCATCACCAGTGGTGGCAGCGGATATGTCGCACGTCCAAGCGTGACAGTGGGTCCAATCTCCACACCAACGCTTGCTGCACAGATTTTTGATAACACTGTGACTAACTTCGTAGGTCAGCAGTGGAGCTGGTTGCCAAATGGTTATCAGCTGCCTAGCCCAACTTGGGCTAACTTGAATACCCAATAACGCTTGCCTGCGGTAAAGCCGGCAGACTCAGGCGAAGCCCCCGGAGAACCATAGCAATCCGGGGGTTTCGTTTGGCTAAATATTCGACGCATAGCTACTAGGAGATTGACCATGGGTCGTCCACTCAATAAGAAATACATGGGCGAGTATATCGCAGGTGCTAACCTCCCGCCTCAACCAGGTCCGGCGATATTGGCCACCGCTTGGTTTCCAACACAGAATGCCGCAGGTCTTGCTTTCATAGACAAGCAGGATAACACAAACTCCTATACATTCCGCAGCATCACTGATGCTACCGTGATCAGTGGTCCATGCATGTTGGTCAATGGCGCGGTCACCGCCCCAGGCCAAGCCAATGTAATCGTCAGTCCCAATGGCAGCAGCAATGTCTATGCGCAGGTGATAAAAGAGAACACGGTAACAGTGTTTGGTGGCCAGGAATACA